ATTCGACCAGCCGCACGGGTTTTTGAGGGTAGTTGCCCTGCGCCATAACGCTTACCGTGTATCCCTTTTCTTCCACGCAGTCGGGACTAAAACTCTCGCTACGGATGGAGTCCGACTTGCACTGTACACCCAATTTTCTCGGTTTTTCAGTGCAGAAAAAATATATTTTATTTTGTTGTTTTTTCACCCATGATGGTCAAACAAGACTGAAGCAACCGAGCTTCGACAATGATGTTTAAACACAATCGTTGAGCTTCGTTGATCTTTTTATCGTTGCATAGATCATGTGTTTCTCTGAGAAGCTGTTCAATTTTGATCAGGTGTTGAGCGTAGTCAATGATGTCCATTTTTTCCTTGTAGAATTCGTTACGGCATTGCAGTGCCATTTTTGCCCCGATGTTGACGGGGCTTTTTTTTGGGTGCAATTTCTTCTATCCTCGACACAAAAATTTCAGCACGGGGTCTCTCCTTGTCCAAGTGCCAGTAGGTGTGGCGCTCCTTGACCTGCCTGTCGTTCTCATAGATGAACCCCTGCATCAAGTCCAAGATCAGACTCTCGTCTAGGTCTGGACGCCTTTATGCGTAGTGGATGTGCATCGTCACCATCAGATCCCCAGTGAGCAAGGTGGTCAGTTTCCTACACTGATTCCTGAAGATGTCTGAGTAGCTTAAAGCTTTTTTTGATTTTATCAAGCGGGATGTGTTGTTTATTCGCACAACTCTCCTAGAATTTGACTTACTTGCAGGCTCACCAAAAATAATTAGTGATATCGCTTGCAATTCCTCTACAATGGCACTATCATACAGATCATGGTTCATAAAAAAGGATTCCGATGAAGGTTACAAACAAGTTCGATTTGCCTCTGCCATTGGTAAATATGATGTCCAAGGACAACTACAGCAAGGGCACTAGCCAGTACAGTGTAACGGGATTGTTGCAGCCTCCCAAGGTGGCAAGGTTCCGAGAACAGTACGAAAACGAAATGGAGGAGGATGTTAGCGATATGCTCCCACGATTTTTAGGCACTGCCCTTCACGCTCAGTTTGAGGGGGTCAAGGCTCATGGGTTTGTATCTGAGGAGAGGCTCTTCACAACGTTGGATGGCATTGAAATCTCAGGTGCGATTGATGCTCAACAGACGACCCCAGAGGGGATCATTTTGTGGGACTACAAGTTTACATCTGTTTGGTCAGTCATGGGAGAGAAGCGTGAGTGGGTGGAGCAACTCAACATGTACAAGTGGTTGATTGAGACTGTCAAGAAAAAGAATGTCATAGCACTGAAGGTCTGTGCATTGCTCAAGGACTTCAACAAGCACGGGAGCAACAAAGAGGACTACCCCAAGAGCCAGATCTGCGTAGTTGATGTACCCATGTGGAACAGCTACGAAGCCGAACTGTTTGTCAGGAACAGGCTTGCCATGCATCAGAGGAGCAAGGTGGCTATTGAATTTTCAGAGGAACTACAACCATGTTCCGATGCAGATCGGTGGATGTCGGAAACGACCTACGCTGTAAAAAAGGTGGATCGCAAAACTGCAATCCGAGTATTGACCAATGAAAGTGAGGCACTAGAGATGGCGACAGAGAAGAAAGGCTACGTTGAGGTTAGACCCGGAGAACCGAGAAGGTGCGCTGGGAACTACTGCGGTGTAGCCAAATGGTGTAAACAGTATCAAGGAGAAATCAATGAATTCGTCTGATCTTTTATCGATCAATCTTAAAGACAAGATTGAGAAGAAGAACAACCTGAGTTACCTGTCATGGGCATGGGCATGGGCAGAGGCTCTGAAGGCTGATCCTACTGCCAACTTTAAGGTGGAGATGTTTGACGGGACACCGCTTATGCCTGTTGGTGGAACATTCATGGTCTGGGTCACTGTGACTATGTTTGAGAAACCTGTGACCTGCATGTTGCCGGTTTTGGACTACCGCAACAAGCCGATTGCCACACCAAACTCATTTGATGTAAACACATCAATCATGCGCTGCTTGGTCAAGGCTGTGGCAATGCATGGGCTGGGTCTGTACATCTACGCTGGAGAGGACATCCCCGAAAGCCATGTAAAGGACGTAAAAGCCGTAAATGATGTAAATGAGGTAAAGGAGGCAAAGGAAGAGAAAAAGTACAGAGGGGTACAGGTGACTGAGTGGAGCAACGACGACGAAAGCAGGAGAGCATTTGCTGATGCAATGATTGAGTACACAAGCATTAGCAAGGATGTGGATGGTTTGACAAGCTATTGGATGGCAAACCAAACGCAGTTAGAGAGCCTGAAGAAAACTCACCTAGAGTTTTACAAGGAAGTGTTAGAGAAATTTACCAACTTGAAGAAATCTTTTTTGGAGTAAAGAAATGAGTGATAAAGAATTTACAGAATATCCAGACAGTGGCAGTCTCAAGGCTAGTGCTGTTAAGAAGTCAGAGTCATCTCCTGACTATTGGGGGACTATTGCGATTGATCTGTCAAACACAGCGGCGGTCAAGGTTGTTGATGGCTTGTCGGTGTTCAAGATCAGTGGCTGGAAGAAACGCAACAAGGAAGGTCAAACCTATCTGTCACTTAGCATCAACAGGTATGTTCCAGAGCACAACGCAAGTGCAGAACGAAAATTGTCAAGCAGCTTTGGTCAGGATGAAGACGTTCCATTCTGATCTGATCCTGTGGCCCCCTTCATTGGGGGTCATAGAACCTACAAGGAAAATCTTATGATTTTAAAAATGCAAAACTTAAAGCTGAAGCCATTCATGGCCTACATTGAAGAAAGTGAATACGCAAAACTTAGGAAATTTTCCAAAGCTAAAAAGCTAACCATGTCTTCTGTGATTAGAGAGGCAATCTCAATGCGTTTGTCTGACTCAACCTATGCAAGCGGCTACAACGATGGCATCAAAAAATCCATTGAGGTTGTTAGCGCCAACACTGCCAGCAAAATGAGATTCCCAAGCGGGAAATCTTTTGCAGAACTTATGTCTGATGATCTCCACAAATGTTTATTACAAGGTGCAAAAAATGGTTGATGTAAACGTTGCCCCTAAAAAATTAACGGGTGATAAAAATCAATGTCAAGGATGCATGGAATATTTCAACAGCAGCTATTCTTTTGACAAACATCGAACAGGTGATCATGGTTCTACCCGAAGATGCAGAACTTCAAAAGAAATGTTGAAGAAAGGAATGAGTTTAAACAACAATGGTTTCTGGATATCTTCTGTGATGCCAGTTGACAAGATTAAGCACCATGATTAATTTAATCAAAACTTATTTTCGGCGTCCAACGCCATTAGAGATGATCTCAAAAGAACTTGCAATTGCCCATTTGTGCAAGCTGGAAGCAGAGACAGCAGTTGACTATGCCGTGTCTGTTGTGCGTTACAACGACACCCGCATCAAACGGTTAGAGCAACATATCAATCAACACAAGGAGCAAACATGAAAAACAACACAGAAAAACTATTGACCTTAGTAGAACTTTTTCAAATATTAAAAAGTAAAGGTTGGAAACAGGTTGATATTTCCAAACATTCAGGACTTAAAGAACAAAACATAAGCAAAATGAGTACCGGTGTGCAAAAACAAACTTCTTTTCAACGGTATTTTGCTTTGAAAGATTTATTGACTAAAGAACCCCCTGCAATTAAACCACGAGTGCTTAAAACACGATCAGTTATGAATTTAAAACATTACATGAGAGGGTTTGCTGATGGTGTTGCATCGGTCAAGGAGAGCAAACATGGATGATGGTGACTATGGTGGCATTGACGAGATGATGTATTGGGTAACGAAAGTTATTCTTTTCTTAATGACGATTGTTTTCCTCGCAGGAATTGCGGGACTTATATGGGCCATGATATGAAAAAAGAACCAGCGTTTCCACGCCCCGCAAGTCGTGGAAATAATTATTTTACCGGAGAAGAAGACGTAGTAGTTGATCCGCAACAAGGAATGACCCTGCGCGATTACTTTGCTGCAAAAGCTATGCAAAGTTACATGGCAGATGAAAATTTAATTGAGGCATATTCTCACTTGGGAAAAAATGTTAAAAAAGAAGTTGCTGTTATAGCCTACATGATGGCAGACGCAATGCTGGAAGCGAGGAAAACATGAACTCAGAAGAAGACGAATTCAGACGCATCGAAGCAGAGGCTCTGCGCTTGTGGGCGGCTCAAACTGACGATGATGACGACACACAGGGCTACGTCAGTGAGTTTGCCCTACCACAACTGAGAACCTTCTTGGACAAGTTGAAAGACCGAATTGCTAGGCGCTATCAAGGTAGCGATAAAGACCAAGACATTGCATACGGCATGGAGATCGTCTATGTTGATCTGATCGACTTAATTGAGGGGAAGAAATGACTTCAACGCAATTTTTATTGCTTATCGGGACTATTTATATAGCACCACACGTACCCGCTTTTGGCGGTATTCCTTTGGGGTTGTTTATGGTTATTTATGCATCATGCATTGGATTGGGGTTGATATGACTAAGCAAGAACTACTCAACCTATTGAAGCTGCTCTCAGCAATAGAGAGCGCAATGTCCATCAACAAGGCAACGTTGCCAGATTATTTATTTCAGGAAATTGACGCTGCGGTGGCGGTACTTGAGAAGGAGATATTAAATGACGCAAGATGAAATCATCCTCATAGCAGACGCATCTGGGCTGTCGTTCTACGGCATGGGCAAGGACAGAGATAAATTTCTGCACTACTTAGAAGTCTTTGCCGATCTTGTCGCCGCTGCGGAGCGTGAGGCGTGTGCAAAGATGGCTGACGAACATATGCAGGAGTCAGAAGGAAAAAGTTTTGGTGTAGGCAACGCCATCAGAGCAAGGGGACAAGCATGACTAAAGACGAAGCATTACGCCTTGCATTAGAGGCGATGAATTTAGCAAATTCATCACACAACACGATGCTTTTATCAGACCCGCCCCAAAGCGCATGGCGTTATCACAATGTAGATATGAAATTGCGTGAAGCCATCATTGCCATTAAAGCCGCACTAGAAGCGAAGGATGAGCCTGTAGCGTGGGGAGTGTTTGAGGGCAATCTGCACGATATGTTTTTTACGCAAGAGGAAGCGCAAGAAATGGCTGATTTAAAAGGGAGT